ACTGCGTAAGCATATTAATGAGGCCAACATCATCTTGTCTGCCAACCTGCCCCAGAAGGGTCGGTATCATGCCCAAAAGCCCCTGTTGGGCTGCTTGTTCCTGTGCAGATAGCCCTAATGTAAGACCCCCAGTAGGCCCAACCTGGGCAGTACCACCAGTCCCAGAAGTCACCGTAAAGGGTTTAAACTTGGTCTGCTCAAGAGCCTGACCAAGCAATCCGTCCTCTATTTGTGGAATAGTGGTCTGACCAGTAAGTGCTTTTATTGCCTCTTTTTGAGCCTCACCAACATCTTGGATTCCGGCTTGAGTTACTGCTGCCTCGCCAATAGTGCCAAGCAATTTACCAGTATTTCCACCAATCAAACTATTAAAAAAATCACTCCAGTTCATTAGTAAGTTCCTCCATCCACAGTTGCAGACAGAGTTCCTGACACTGTTAGATTAACAGCGGTAGCCGTACCAGTAAGTGCCGGACTAGCCAAATCTGCCTTTGTAGCTACAGCAGTAGCAATGTTATCAAATTCTGTATTAACCTCAGTTCCTTTAACAACTTTGGCAGGATTGCCTGAAACTAGCGCATCCTTAGCCGCAAAGTTAGTTGTCTTTGTATAGTTTGACATTACGCAATCCTTCCAAGAAGAGCATGAATATTTAGTTGTTGTATTGCAATAACATTCCCATCAACGGTTGACTCAACACCTACAGACACAACCATGCCAGAGCCAGATGTGTTTACTTTCTTTCTTTTAATTAAATCCAATGAGCCAGAATACTCGGCATCTGTGTTGTACTCTGATATGTTGTATTGAGCAGATTTATTTGCAGGTAGTATATAGGCTTGTTTCTTATAGTTATTCGTATAGTCATAAGCCCAATTCAATACTACGGTAGACTCTGCCCCATCAAATGTAACAACATTAATTTTTTTAAGGAATTTAAGAACAGACGGATTTCCAAAAGACAATGGATGTGAAAAATAACTTAACTGGAAAGACGATGAATTATCAGAGTATCCAGAGTATTGAGCTATTCCACTAGCATTTCCAATATAAATGGTATTATCAACAAGATTAGTAAAGCATAATGGAGCAATCTGACTCCAAGTTGTTGCTCGATAAGAGCCGTCCTGCAATGGAAAACGAGTATCAAAACAATAAACAATTTTAAGAATTTGGAAATTAACTAAAACAAACGCCTCTTTTGGCGAATAAATCATTTTAATGTTTCCAGTCTCACTTGCAGCGATAGTCTTTATATCGTTGTTTACGTTTTTAGATATATCGCCAATAGGAGATGATTTCTCTTGGATCGTTCTTGCAAGACTTCTAATGCCAGACTTTGCAAAGAAAATCAAATCCTTGCCTGTAGAAACAACACAGTCTCTTCCAAGACAGCCCATGTTTGAAATTGTGTCAGTCAATGCCATAGTAGCTGGAGATTCTGCGCCGCCATAAACAAGGATCGAATCTTTACCAAAGATGATTAAGAATCCATTATGTGCAGCTAAGGCAACAATCTCGTCATAGCCATTAGGCCAGACCTTAGAAATGTCTATAGAGCCAGAAGTACCCCCTGTCCACGCTGTCCCATCAAGAAGATCAGACCAGTAGATAGTAGACTTGTCAGTAGCAAAATCAGCCACCCATATACGACCAAACGCTGCCAATACTTCATTGCCTTGAGGCGGAGTACCAGTAGCACCAGCGTGAGCAGACATCTTTTGTACTGCTCCCGCAGTGTTTGAATAAACCAAAGGCTCATGTGATCTTTGAAAGAAGTATGCTTTTCCATTGAAATTAACAATCTTCCAGTTGTCATCAGTAATTGTATAAGACCCAGGAGTTTCATCAGTTAATGTAGTTGTGCCAGAAAATATCTTGCTATTTCCGGCAGAGAAAATAACTACATTTCCATTGTTATCTCTGAACTGATGTATTGCTTCTATGCCAAGAGAGGAACCAAGTACAGAACCTCCATTGGTAGACACCATCGAATAGCCTTTTCTTGAGGCAATTCTTCCTGATTTATCTATAACGCAGTTATCTGCTACAGAAGCAAAGGTAGGCTCTTGCGCCAAAGGCGCATCTTGAGTATTAATACCCGCAAAGCCTGGAGCAGTAATTGTTATTTGTTGCAGTTGTTGGGCCATTACACCACCACAAATGTCATTTCTGTCGGATAACGGTTAGCATCAAAAGCAATAGCATCAGATAGAGCAGTAGATGCTACAGAGAACTGTTCTACAGCACTTTGACCGCCAGTCTCACCTCTTTCTCTCAAGGCCATCGCATAAGCTAATTGAATAACTGGATTGCTTGGAACAGACAAAACCTCTGAGTCACTAGATAAATCAGCCTGTGGAGCAACAACGTCAAAGCGTAACGAATACACAGCGTCAGGCTGTGGATATAGCTTAATCTTCAAGTCTCCGTTTGAATCAGTTCCAATAAAAGTGTAATAGTCTGGAGACCCAGACAATATGGTCTGATTGTAGTAAACATTGTTGAAGTAAGACTTGCTTCTTTGATATATGAATTTCTTTGATGTTGCGTTAATCACGTCCTTTACTACAGCCAAATCGCCACTACCAGTTAAAGAGTATTCACTGGTTCCATTTTCCGTGGAAAAAGTAATAGTGTCTCGTAAGGCAGTCCAGTCAAATGAATTTTCTACAATCTTTTTAGCATCATTTACAAGATCGCCAATCAATGCAGAATAATCAGTAGCATTTGCAGTCTCTACTGTATCCTCTCTTAGTCTGCGGAGGACATTATTAATAAGATTTAAATATGTCATACGTTAAGAATCCTCTGAAACAGACCTGCATCAATCTTAGTTAAATCAAACTTCATTGGCTCAAACAAAATACTGTTTGTAATTGGAGTAGACTGAATAAAAGACATCAGCAATCCAGTCGCACCTGGCTCGCCACGCTCTCCTTGCGGCCCGGTTGCACCCGTAGCTCCCGTAGCTCCTGTGGCTCCGGTTGCACCTGTAGCACCCGTAGCACCTGTAGCACCCGTAGCACCAGTGGCACCAGTAGCACCCGTTGCTCCGATTTCACCACGCTCGCCCTGTGCGCCTGTTGCTCCGGTTTCTCCCTTTTCTCCTTGTATACCTTGAATGCCTTGTTCACCTTGTATCCCTTGTTCGCCAGTGTCGCCTTTATCTCCTTTAGCGCCTGTAGCTCCCATTAATCCTTGAATACCCTGCTCCCCTTGAATGCCTCTTTCACCTTGTATACCTTGAATGCCTTGTTCACCCTGTGGCCCCATCTCACCTTGCGGGCCAATATCCCCTGTAGCCCCACGTTCTCCTTGTAGCCCTTGTGGGCCTTGTGGGCCAACACCCCCGTCTATTGTTACTCCATGTTTATTTATAGCGTCTTGTATTTCTGCTTCACTAGCACCAGTTTCTTTAGCAACATCTGCAACACTTTTACCACTCTTAGCCATTTCTGCTATAACGCCAGCAATACCAAGAGTTGAAAATATCTTACCCCAATCTATTCCTGTTCCTGTTGCTGCTCCACCAGTATCAGTAGTTCCTACTTGCTCTAATACATACTTACCAGTATTAACGTCTGTATAAAGACCAATGTTCTGACCTTCTTCAAAAGTCTTACCTTCGGTTCCAGCAACATCAGATACATTTATACTTTCACCGCCAGGCAATCTATTGCCATTTACATCATAAGGAGCATAGACAAATTTACCACCTTCATATATCCATGAATAACTTGACGCTCCACCTGCTGCTGTTCCCTGAACGTCTGTAGGGCTAGTAGAAGCTGTAGTAGAGGGAGTAGCGCCTGTAATGGGTATAGCTTCTTGACCGTTACTAGCAGCGCCATTTGTAGAGGCTCCAGCAGTAGAAGCTCCAGCAGCATCGGCAGCAGCAGCAGCAGAAGAGTCAGTAGGCTCTACGATATTTATTCTCTTTGACAATAATCCATACTGGTCAGAGCCACCAAGAATATCTAATGTTGAAGGATCGTGAGGAATACCAAGATCAGTAAGGATATTAGACATTTCATTAATCCGCTGTTCTTGAGTAAGAGTTCCATCTCCCTGAATATCCCCAATAGCACTAACAGCCTGATCGTATTGTTCTTTGGTCATATCAACTGGAGGCAATTCATCAGGAGGAGGAATGTCCAAAAGAGACCCTGTAGGAGCTGTAAGTTCATTTCCAAGCCCGTCAGTATTTTGAAGAAGTGGATTAGTAATAATGTTTTCTACTGGAGCATTGGCTTCATAGACTGATGAAATTATTTCTTCAGGGATTCCATAGAATTGTGAAACTTGAGGAATAGTTACAATTCCTCTGCCTATCAATTCAGCAATAGTATTAATGTCTTCTTGGGTGTAATTTCCATCAGCAGCAACCCCAGACTGACTCAATACATAATCAGCAGAAGGAGCAGGAAGACCAGCACCAAAATTAAATTCTGGGTACTTCTGCATGATTTGGTTATAAACACTTTGAAGATACTCTGGGTTATAACCTGAACCAGGATCAGAACCAAATAGACTACGATTTACATCATAAATGGTTGTGCCATAAGTATCCCACAGCATTTCTTCAAGTGTTTTGCCACCATAAACTTCATCCATAGCAATACTCTCTATTCTTCTTCAACAATCTCTGATGTTAAAAAAAACTGTGCATTAAAGAACAAGATTCCAACCAAATAGGCTATTGGTATTCCTTCTTCTATCTTTTGACAACACCAGTTTGTCAATTCTTCATCTGCTTGTTGACCAAGCTCTTCAAGATCAACCTTCTTTGGAAAATCTATTATCTTGTCAGTCATATATAACGACCAATAACAGCAATGCCAGCGGCTAATATGATCCAGAATATCCTCTCTGCATACATACTTCCAATCTTTGCTGTAAGCGTTTGAAGGTCATCGTTCATTGAATTAACCTTCTGCTCTATGTTGCTTTGACGGTTAAACACTGTGACCAGTC